CCACGAAAATACCACAAGGAGGTGATATCATGCACGTGGATATCCCAGAGACCGTCTGGATATGCCGAGATCATGGCATAACCACTACAGACGATAGGACACCAATAACTGTGTCCTACTGTCCATCACTGCTTTGGCCGTCTGATCGTCAGGCTACCAAGCAGAAGAAGGAGACAGTATATTTCTCAGAGATACGTCGTAGAAATTTTTCTGACGTTTGTCATGAGAAACAGGTACTCCCTGAAGCAATCCTCCGTAATGAATACGGATCAACCTTTAAGGTTGACGAGAGCTTCGGAACACCGCTTTTAGCTACGGGTCAGGCATCTTTTTGCCTGAAGCCGTCCGAAAGTTGGGGTTCAAATGGAGAAGCATTCGAACTTCACAGTAATGGCGAATATGCCCTCTACTGTGATGTCCATCTTGTCGATCAAACATCGACAAGGACTGATGTTCGAATCTATCTCTATGCCGATCGATGGCCGAATACGGATCCTAAGAGTTCTGCTAAGAACTTTTATGCGCCGTCCGGTCGATTTATCGTCGGTTTTCGAATTAACTACCCGCTTGGTGCTGAACCAAAGTGGTCGAGGCTTTCAAGCAATCCTACTTATAGGAATGACTTTGGCTTCGATGTTAATTCGATTCTGGACATGGTTAAGGGGTTTGTAACTCCCGAATCGCTATCTCGTCGAGATGGTGTAGCTGCGTCCAGATGTATGAAGCTTTGTTCGTATCTCTGTCATCAAGTAGAGAATTTTATCTCTACCAATCCGACCTTTAAGTTTAGGACGGTAGAGTACTACAAAGCTAGACCCGAACTGTATGTTGAACCAGCACCTTCGTTCTTATTGAACGAACCCGATGCCATTCTTAATGGAATTGATGACATTCTATTAGGCAATGGTAACGCTGCTTATTTTCGCAACGTTCTCGTTCAACATGCATACCTTGCGGCGATCAATAACGTGCCACGGATGAATGATAACAATATTTCCAATCTTTTGGAAATTATTGGATTCATTAAATCCGTTGTGATCGACCACAAGATCGAACTCCCTAAGTCTATCTCTGATGGTTGGCTGGCATATAGATACCAGTACAACACAACAAAGATGGATGTAGAGGAAGCTATTTCCTATGTGAAAAGACGTATTTCACTTAAGGGTGTTCGAAAAATTAAATGTTATGGGGATTACACTTATAATTATGAGGGTACTCCCATAACTTGTCGATGTTGTTTTTCCGTCAGGAACAAACTACTATCGACGGTAGATCGGTTGTGGTCCCAACTCAGTGAGTATGGGCTCACCCCTTCCTTCTATGTCGTTTGGGATATGATCCCATTTTCGTTCATAGCGGATTGGTTTCTTCCGATCGGAGATGTAATGGCTGCTTGGGACGCTGAGCAGAGAGTTGAGATGTTTTACGAGATCGCCGATGTTAATTTCTCATTGTCTTATGGGAAACAAACGGAGAGCGGTCGGGAGTATACATTTTATACTCGTTGGTGGTCGGGTACACCAATACCATTACAAGGTTACTACTTTTTGGAGGATGAAGGAGTTTCCGATAAAACATTCGGATATCGCATCCTCGATGCTGCATCCCTAATAATGGGATAGAAAGGAGGCCGTCATGGCTAAGGTATCAGCTTTTGGTTATACAAATACCACAAGTGGAACCCATGATGTTACGCCCAAACTTTTGGGGTTAACATCAAATTATTCTCTGTCTGAGGATCAGGCTGATGTTGTTAAACTTAACAACAAGACTGCTCCAATCGACCAGGAAGAGTTAATCTCTTTCCGTTCGAGAACAGGACAGCGCCTCGCTACGGATCTGAATATTCAGTATCCGTCTCCCGTGAACAATGTAATTGAATACAGTGTTCGCGTTGACGAGGTTCTCTCTACCACTGATACCGAGAATCCTAATTTCCGTGTTGACGAGCCTATCGTTTGTTCGATAGCCTTTAGACATCCGAAATCTGGAAACATCGGTAAAGACCAGGTTGCCGAAGTCTTCGTTCGTGCGATTTCAGCACTTATGAAAACAGACGGAAGCTGGAGGTTCGATGATCTTATGAGATCAGCTGAAAGACCTGTAGTAGACTAAATTTAGAAGGAGGTAGTTCTGATGGTAGAACACAAATTATTGGAAATCTTCTCACTTGAGGAGGCCAAGAGGTTGGCTGGGAAAGACGCCAAGTACCAATCAACCGATGTGAGGAAGTATATTTCCTCTAATACGTTAACTTACTATATCTTGTCCAATACTTGGACGATGATATGGCGAGAGTTTTCCCCACATACGTGGTTTCGCTTCCGGACAAAGATCCTCACGCAGGGTCTGATACCTGTCATCAAAGAGATGCAGGATGAAGCTACGCGCGTGACGAATTCCGAAGAATTGGGCCCGACGGCACGGATGTTATATTCCGACATCGAGGTTCATTCTCAAGTTAAAGGTGATGTCCGCTTCATAGAAGAGGATCACACCTACTTGGGGAATGTCACGTCTGCGGTTTTACTTTTGTTGAGATACCCCAAAAGATTCTCTCCGAGTAATAATGATATTATTCAAAGAGAAACAATTGCTGATTTTCTCAACTATGAAAATCGCACAAAACTTCTCCAGCGCAGACGCACATCATTATATGATTACGTCGTTCCTTTTGTGAAGGAAGTCATAAAGGAAATGTATGATTGGGGTAGGATTACTCGTAAGATTGAACAACTCTATGCGAATAGAGCTGGATCTGGAGTTCTTCTCCCTCTCTCTACAGGTGCTGCAGCGGACTCCCGTGCTACGTTGGGAGATAAGCTTGAGACGTTATATACTTCTGGAGAGATACCTTGGTATTTCGACCAGGGTATGATGGGTACTAGGTTAACTCCTAGGAGCATCTCGAGCGCTACGTACCTTCATGAAGGTATAATGCGTGTCTCGTCCAAAGGTATAGATTGGAATAGTGCATTAAAATATAAGGGCGGGTTTCCTATTATTATTAATAAGATACCAGCTGTTATACGTGCTGTTCCAAAATCCTTTAAATCTTCTCGCATCATTGCGATGGACCATACACCGGCGTTAACCGTTGGACTGGCCATCGAAGACATCTTCAGAAATGAAGATGCGCATGCGAAAAGACCAAGAATTAACCTCGAAGATCAAACGATCAACCAAAGGTTAGCTCAGCTTGGATCAATAACCGATGAAATAGCGACTTTAGATGCATCTCATGCATCCGATTTAATATCGAAATCGTTATTTACCGAATTGTTCCCGGCGTCCTACGTCAGGCTTGTTACGCGACTTCTTCCCGACGAAATTGTCGTCAATGGGAAGACTAGGGCGTTACAGATGGCCAGTACGTCAGGAAATACTTTAACCTTCAGGCATGAGACAATTGTCTATAGTGCAATTGCTCAAGCAGCGGTTAGGTATTACCGCATGATGGTTAAAGGTATCCCATATACTCAATGGTGTGAAAACACACCTGAGTCTGGGTACGCTTGGGCATACGGAGATGATACTATCGTATCCTCCGAAGCTGCTGAAGTAGCTATATCCTTCTTTGAGGCATTAGGTCTCAAAATAAATGTGGATAAAAGTTACTCAACAGGCCCATTTAGGGAAAGTTGTGGCGCTGATTTCTTCAACGGCACAAACATGTCTTCTCTTTACTATCCTCGTTTCCCAATTATTGGGACAATTAAGGATGATAAGGTCACCCTGTATACTCGAGCTTATCGAGATATGTACCGGGGAAAGATCGATAACTCATTAACTATGTTAATCGATCTTCAGAAGAAAGTTTTCCCAATTAGTTACGACGCTGCCAGATTTCTGGCATCTATCGTGACAGCCGCATACCCGAAGGTCACGTACTCCGAGGCCGGAAGTGTATGCACCGATCTGTGGGACTACGTAGATGCGGGTAGATACCGCAAGTTCCCGACGAAGTACCGTATAGAGCATACTGGGAATAGATTCATTCCCAGGTCTGATAATTTTAGCTTCGTCAAAGATGGCGATGCTGTGTCAGAGGCTCCTGGCGATGTACGGGAAAAGTTCATTCGGGCGCACCGGTTGGATACATTACATTGTTATCCGGTCGTTGCGCATAAAGACAAAAGGTCGTATACACTATTGCAAAGGAATCTTTATGATTGGTATCGTTATACCAAATTCTTAAAGACAGGCCCGAGCTATAGTGATCCTTTACTGCAATTATTGCAGATTTCGGATAAACCGATGTCTATCTCCGAATTCTTCGGAGAATTATCTCTTTCCTTTAGAATGAAATAAAGGATGAGAACCACCTTTGGTGGGGAAAG